TAAAGAATGGGACGTTGATCGTAGACAGTGGAATGAGGTTAATTATGAGCACATTTTGAATCAAATGAGGGAGCGTACTGGTAAGTATGAATGAAGATAGGATAGGTTTGTATTCTGATTTTATCGGCGAATACCATAATGTTATTGACAGTGCATTCTGCAAAGATGTAATCAAATCGTTTGATTATTATCATAGCATTGGATCTGTATGGTGTGAAAATACTCAGTTTCCTGATCGAAATGCTGGGCGATTTGATTGGGCAATTGATATGCTTCAACTTCAACAGTTTATGGATACTAATGATGTTGGAACAAAGTTTAATCAAATGCTCTGGACATGCTGGGACGATTATGTAACAGAATACGGGCATATTACTAATATACCAGTTTACTCTATTCATCAGAAAGTACAGAAAACTCCAGCAGGCGGAGGTTATCATGTATGGCACGATGAGAGAACTGCCATGGAACATTCTCAGCGTATGGCAGTATGGATGCTCTATTTGAATGATGACTTCGAAGGGGGAGAAACAGAGTTCCTTTATCAACATCAACGTATTAAACCAGAAACAGGAAAGTTACTCATTTGGCCCTCTGGTTATACTCATGCACATCGTGGAGGATTAGTAACTGCTGGTACTAAGTACGTATGCACTGGATGGTTTTATTTTGGAGGTACACATGACAAACAACAATGAAGAGTTTCCATCAGTTGAAAAGCAAATAGGTAATCTTGCCAAGTTTGCGATTGAGATGGTCACTGATATTGCTACTACTCATGAATTAGATGTATTTGCTTCAAAAGACTTACAGAAGGAAAGAATGGATATATGTGAGAAATGTGAACACTTTGCATATAGACAAAAGCGTTGTAAGAAGTGTGGTTGTTGGATGGAACATAAGGTGAAGTTCACTGCTTCCGAGTGTCCGGATGACCGGTGGTAATTTGTAGAGGCGTTCCGGGATATAAGGTCTTATAGTTCTGACATTATCTTTCTTAATCCGTACTGCATGATATAAGAATCGATTGCATTCTCTACCATTTGTGTGGTAAAACTGTAAGAATCTCCCACTCTCAATCCTTTCTTCTGAGCGGCGATATGCACCTGTAGGATTCTCTCAACAAGAGAGCGTTGCAGTATAAAATCGAGTGCTTCCTGCTTCTCTTTTATGTTGGCAACCCACTCTAAGTTTTCTAATCGATTATCTGTTCTATCTTTGTTCTTATGTACTACCCTACGGGAAGGATCATCACATGGAAGAAATGCCAGAGCGACCAATTTGTGTAGGTAGAGTGTTTTTGCTTTTCCATTATCATCTCTCACACGGAATGTAAGATATCTACATTCTCCTGTTCCTGCCCACACTGGTTTGCGAAGTTTTGGTGTTTTGTATTTCAATGACCATAAGAAACCTTCCACATCAATGGCATAACCACTGAAATCTTCATAGTCATCGATCTCACTTAATTGCTTCCAACGGGCATTCATGATGTACTTATGGGGATGTACTTATTACTAATTTATAAGTACAAGTACAATGAGGTTAATTTTGTGTTAAATGTACTTGTACTTATGAGAGTGTTTTATTTTCCTCATAAATGTTCGAGTATTATGTGGACTTAGCGAGCGTACCATGAAACGCGGAGTTTGTCAAGTCCCACGGCGGCGCGAGAAATGTGAGAACCCGCACGAGAATATGTTACGAGAATGACATATACATTACGAGATCTTATATATACATACATGGTCTCATACGAGAATGTGCGAGAATAGGCTTGCAATCTCTACGAGAATCGTATATAATAACAAAGCGTTATAACAAATCTCGACGAGAATTATGTACGACGACTACGATCTCGAATACAATTTTGGCAACGAGAATATTATCGACGAGGATACGTACTACGAGATGTATCATGGTGCGCGTACCCTGGACGATAATGATGACGACTACGCACGAGATACGCAAGACTATGATGCGCTTGCGTATAGGCATTATGCGTGATAGAATGTAGCACACAACGCACGAGAGTCATGCACGCACACACAATTGCACAAAAGCGCAAGGTAAGTGTTACACTCGATATCGAGTGTTATGATGATTTATACCTGGAAGATCTAGATTGGAGAGAAGTACTAGGTCTAGAAGGTGATGAGAGTGTTGAGTTTACCATCTTCAATCATCCTGATATCTATTGATGTGCCACTTCGTGAATTGTCTGCAGTTTACGTAGGTCTTGTGCCAATCGCTGAAGTGGCACAAGGGGGGTTGAATTCCCCCCAAAATCGTGTATTGTAGTCTCATGATCAAAAACAACTCCGATTTGTTCTACTCCGCTCTTCAATCTCTGCCGCAATTCTGTGAAGAAACCGATGCCGATTGGGGCATGGTTTATGATTTCATGGAATCTCAATGTGGTGAACTTCGTGATGAGCACTGGGAAGAAGTTGCCGCAGTTTTCGAACCCTTCCTGAACGATTCCCGCTACTAGTTAACACCAACTGTTTTGATTCTCAATAATACTTTCTTATTGAGAATCGCAGCTGCTCCGCTGTGCCAGTTGGGAAGGTGGACACCAAACCCGCACAGTGCCCCAAAATCGTGTATTGTATTCAAGTGTTCGGGAATTGACCCATGTTTGATGAACTCTGGACCGAGATTGCTGATGCTCCTGGTGAGATCTTTGACGTGATTGAGTATAAAGAAGAGTGGGAGAAAGAAGAGAAGTTTAATGTAGAAAACTACCTGAACTCCAACATCGATTACTGACATGAATCGTTCTGAACTTCAAGATAACATGATCCAGCAAATCCTGGAGGATATGGACATCAAAACTATGATGGCAATTCTTTATGATAACATGAGTGAGAGTTATGATAAGTATTCGGACGCAGAATTGATTGAAGAGTGTAAAGAATACTACCCACACATTCTGGAGGATTAATTATACCCAGGTCAGCTGCCCGACCAGTTGGCAAGGTGGCACACTAGGGGTCGTGTTCGTGCCGACCCCGTGCCTATAATGACTTCAGTTCGAAACGATCGCCGTGACTGCCTTCGCCTTCTACCGTGTGGAACTTGACCGCGCTGACGGTACGACTGCCGTTGAATTCCGCAAGCGTCGCAAGGCAACGACTGCCAAGGGCATGTCCCGCCAGCATGACAACGTGGTCAATTCCGTCATTGAGGAGATCCGTTACTATCAGATCGAAGGATGGAAGCGCCTGACCGTGACCCGTGTGCCAGCGAGCGAAGTGACCGCTCCCTACGCTCGCCTGGGGTGACCCGTGCCTATAATGACTGAAGTTCAAACAAACCCCATGCGTTACGAAATTCTGGTCCCCTCTGCCATGCACGAGTCTGAGTCCGTGCTGGACCTGGATCGTGCCCACGACATCTGCTACGATTTGGCACAAGAGTTTGGGTACGCTGAGATCCGCCATGACGGGGTCCATATCGCAGACTATGGCAGCATCATGGAGCAGATCGCTGATCTCCTCTTCTGAGGTGTGCCAGTTGGGGAACTGGTCAAGACCCCTTGACTTTCCCCCCGATCCGATCCATACTACCATTGTTCACACGACACAGACTCATGCGTAAGATCGAACGTGAAATGAACGCTGCCATTTCTGACTCCCGCAACTGGCAATGTGACAACACTTCGGTGACCTTTGATCCTGAAACTAACGAGTCGACTGTATACCTGCACGGTAACAAGATTGCCGTGGTTGGTGATGACTTCGTTCAAATCTTCGACGGTGGTTATCAGTCAAAGACCACCAAATCCCGCCTGAATGCTATTCTTTCGGAGCATGGAATCAAGGGAGAATGTGTAATCCAAAAGAACTTCAATTGGTTCGTTCATAAGTTCATCGGACAGGCAGGAACTTCGCCCGTTTACAATGAGTACGACTTCACCAATGGTTTCATGTTTGCATAACAAATAGGGCAGCTGCCCGACCAGTTGGGGAACTGCCCACCAAACCCCCCAGAACGCCTCAGGACCTGCCATACTAAGACCATGCAAAACAAACACATCGAACACCCCGAAGACACCATCCTGACGGGTGACCTGAGCGTTCTGGATCTTCTCATGAGTGAGGGTCACCTAAGCGTGAAGATGGACGGCGCTCCCGCTATTGTATGGGGACGCAATCCTGCCACGGGCAACTTCTTCGTGGGCACCAAAAGTGTCTTCAACAAAGTAAAGATCAAGATCAACGAATCTCATGCGGAAATCGATGCAAACCATGACGGCAACGTTGCAAAAATTCTGCACGCTTGTTTTGATTGGTTACCTCATACAGACGCCATTTTTCAAGGCGACTTTATTGGGTTTGGCGGAGACTCTGAATACACTCCCAACACTATCACTTACAACTTCGGAGTGACTGTACGTGAGGAAATTATCGTTGCTCCTCATACTTACTACATTGCAGAGAGTGACCTTCGGGATGCAATTGCACACCCGATGAACTTCACAATCACCGACACAATCTATTGTAAGTTTGTGAAACCCAAGGCACGTATCTTCAGTGGCAATTATGACACCTGCCTTGGTTCGTTCTCTGACCTTTCTGAGGTGATTCAGTTTGCCAAACAAATGGCACAGACTGTAACCTTCCTGGATGATAAGAAAGCAAAGCAAATTAAGCAACAATTGAATGCATGTATCAGGGAGAATCGCCCCGTAGTTAATGACGACTTCGATTGCGATCCTCTGCTGCTTGGATTGTGGGCACTTGTGAAATCTATCAAAGATGACGCACTCTATCTTTGCCGCAATGATGGTCCTGCTGCTTACATTGGATATGATCGAATTGATGCCGAAGGTTATGTCTACTCTAATGAGTTTGGCACAATCAAACTTGTGAATCGTGAGGTGTTCAGTTATAATAACTTCACCCGACAGAAAGCATGGAAATGACAGAGAAAAAACCCTACGTAGTGAAGAATAATGTTGCCGTTCAAACTTATAGAGAACGGCATTCAATCCTTATACAGTTGCAGACATCAGATCCTGAAGATTTCATGGATAGAGTAAAGAATTCTCTGGTCGACGGAGAGGTCCTGCAGGACTATAGCATAGAGGACCTCTCTGGATTCTCCAACATGTGACAGCAGAGGCACTGTACACTGCAGGCGACCTGATCCGCCGCTGACCCCTTATACTGATCTCAGTTCAAACGACACCGATGAGCACCGCTACCTACAACGGTTGGGCAAACTACGAAACCTGGAATGCCTCCCTGTGGATCGGAAACGATGAGTTTCTCTACAACACCGCTAAGGCGTGTGTTGAGTTCTGTGCCCCATGGGAGACCCCCTGGGAGAAGTTCCAACGCTGCATGATGGACGGACAGATCGGACGCTACCTTGGTGCCACTGGCGATGGGGTAGCATGGAACGACCCCGCCATCGACGCCCAGGAGATGGAGGAGATGATGGCAGAACTCTGATCCGATGGGAACGGCAGCGCCCTGAAGACTCCACCAAACCAAACCAACATCCTACCATGACCCGCGACCTCGCCACCTCCCTCCTGAACCGTGCCGCTGATGGTGCCGAACTCCTGGAGATCCTGGAGAGCATTGCCGCCGATGCCAATCAGGGAACTGTCACCGACTTTGACGGAACCCCCATCGTTTGGTGATCTGACCTGCTACAATATTCACAACAGCAACGAACCCCATGACCACCGCAACCATCGACGGCGTTCAATTCAAGGTTACCCGCCTGCCCATCGCCCATGGCACTGCCGCCAATCGCTGGGCGGATCGCATCAAAGGCGGCAGCAGCAGGGTCCGCACTCACGGCGGCGCTGCTGGTTCCCGTGGCACGTGCATGACCACCAAGGCAAGCGCCCTGCAGGACGTGCGCTGACCTCATTCGTTCGTGCCAGCACCAGTGGGGGCGTTGATGCCCCCCCTTATATAAAATCGCGTACTACTGTAAGCTATAAACGACCCAAAGCGCCTTCGTGATATCTCAATATTAAAAAAATTCCGGAGACGTACAAAGCACTTCAAAAACTTCAAACCACTATATAAAGTAAAAATGAATCAAGAACTAGAAGAAATGCAAAAAAATCCGGAGAAAAATATAACAACGGTAGAAGTCGATCCAGTCACTGGTGAGTATTATATAACAATCCCTGAATGGATTCTAAATGAATTTGGATGGTATGAGGGCACTACTGTAAATATGGAAGTCGATGGTGAAACAATCATCATGACAGAGGTGGTTGACTGACTGTATAAATTATTGTATGATACTGAAGTAACACCATTAATCGTATGACTAAAGGATTCACTGTTAAAGCGAAGAACCCCCCGAAGGTAGAAACTACTGAACAAGAATTTGATTATCAACTAGCAAAAGAGATGATCAAAGGGAAGAGTATTGTATTCTGTCTTCCTGGAAGAGGAGTTTCTTATACGTATCTAAAAAACTTTGTGCAGATGTGTTTTGATCTTGTACAAGCAGGTGCAAGCATTCAGATCTCACAAGATTATAGTTCTATGGTGAACTTTGCCCGTTGTAAGTGTTTGGGCGCTAATGTTCTCCGTGGTCCTGATCAGATTCCTTGGGATGGTAAACTAAAGTATGATTACCAATTGTGGATTGATAGTGATATTGTTTTTAATACTCAGAAGTTCTATCAATTGGTTTTGATGGATAAAGATATTGCGAGTGGTTGGTATTGTACTGAAGATGGAGTTACTACGTCAGTTGCACACTGGATGGAAGAGGATGATTTCCGTAACAATGGTGGTGTTATGAATCATGAAACCATTGAAACAATTCAACGTCGTAAGAAACCCTTCACAGTTGATTATGCAGGTTTCGGATGGATCCTGATCAAGAATGGTGTGTTTGAGCATGAAGAGATAAAGTATCCTTGGTTTGCTCCGAAGATGCAAGTCTTTGAATCTGGTGAGGTTCAGGATATGTGTGGAGAGGATGTTTCATTCTGCCTTGATGCAATCGCAGCAGGTTTTGAGATCTGGTGTGATCCTCGCATTCGCGTTGGTCACGAAAAAACAAGGGTGATCTGATATGGTGCAAGAGCGTTATAATATCCGAAATGCTATCACTGGCGAAATCCTCCATGCCAATCTTTCAGAGGATGAATACTTTGACAAAATGGAGGACTATGCGCTAGAATTCTATAACTCAGGGGAACCTAGACCTGAGATACTCGCTACAGAAATGATTAAAGGAGATTAAATCTAATGGCAGCAAAATCTAAGTCCACTGGTTCTTATAAGGTTAAGTCTTATATTCCTGGTCCTCCGAAAAAGTCTCGTCAAGGCATGGGGAATGGAACAAAGTATGCCGCAACGTCTCGCAATAAAGCACGTAAACCTTATCGTGGTCAAGGTAAAGGGTAATATGTACTTAGAGGAAGATGCTGAATGGAATCAAATTCACATTGAAGACCTCTGGATTTACAATAAATTAATCTTAAGTCAGGTTTTGGGATATAAATGTGGTCCAATTGGCACCACAGTTCCCAAACCTGACTTTTATGTTGTTCGCCCATGTATGAATTTGCTTGGTATGGGGCGCTTTGCTCGAATAGAATTCATTCATAAGTACACCGAACGCTTTCATCCATCGGAATTTTGGTGTCAAATCTTCGAAGGACGTCATTTAAGCGTTGATTTTCACAATCAAGAGCAAAAATTAACAGTTTTAGGTAATAGAAATGAAGATGATCCTCTCTATCGATGGGAAAAATGGGAAAAAGTTGATGAAAAAGTACAATTTCCAAAAATATTACAAAATCTAAAGGGAAATTATGAATGGATTAACTGTGAATTCATTGGAAATCATTTAATTGAGGTTCATTTTCGCCAAAATCCTGATTTTAGGTATAATAATAGTGAAGCAATTCCAGTTTGGAAAGGTGATAGACCAATTGGTTATGATGGTTATGAGTTTATTCAGTCAGAAGACTACCTTCGAAGGGGTTTTTGGGTGAAATAAATAGCAAAGTAGGGATAGAAACCCCTCTAAAAGTTCTGTTTAACCTTAATGGAGAAACAGATGGCAAACTCACCTGTAGATAGAGATAAAAATTACATGTATAAAATGTGGGGCACTACTAGTTTGATCACAGATTATTGGCAAAAACCACATGAAACCAATGATTGTGCAGAAGAGATTTGCATTCAAGAAATTATGCATGATGATATAAAAAAAGACCAGGAGAATTTGCAGGGATAAGGTATAAATAAAATTGAACGTTACATTAATGTTGTTAAATGGCAACACAAAGGACTTCAAGAGCCTTTAAAGATATTAGTTTATCTTTTATACCACATCCAATAACAAACGATTTAACCGTTTTGTTTAATGAATCTGCAATTGCCAGGTCCGTTCGCAACCTTGTGGAAACAATTCCCGCAGAAAGATTCTTCAATTCAACAATTGGATCTGATGTTGGGGGAAGTTTATTTAACAACTTTGATCTTGGAACATCTGCTAATATAAAAGCACAAATAACCTCAACAATTCAAAATTACGAACCTAGGGTTGAAAATTTAATTGTTGAGGTTGTCCCATATCTAGATAGTAACTATTTGGATGTAACCATAATATTTGATATTGTGGGACAAGAAACACCAACACAAACTGTAAACTTCATATTAGAGGCAACCAGATAAAATGCCTTTTACACAGTACACCAACTTAGACTTTGATCAGATAAAAGAATCGATCAAAGATTATCTAAGAGCAAATACAAATTTTACCGATTTTGACTTTGAAGGTTCGAACTTCTCAGTTTTAATCGATACGTTGGCGTATAATACATATATTTCTGCATTTAATGCTAACATGATTGCAAATGAATCCTTCCTGGATTCTGCAACAATGAGAGAGAACGTTGTTTCTCTTGCAAGAAATATTGGTTATGTACCTAGATCAAGAACTGCGGCAAAGGCAACTGTTTCTTTTGGCGTTAATTTTACTGGCGCATCTTCGATTGTTACATTAAAAGAGGGTCTAGTTTGTGTTGGAACTCAATCCGATACTTCATACACATTTTCGATACCAGAGGATATCACAGTAAATTCAGAATCTATTACTGGTTCAGATATTGATGTAACAACCGAAAGAGTTGCATACTTTAATGAAGTTGAAATTTATGAGGGGATCTTTGTACAAAAGCAGTTTACTGTAGATACATCAATAAAACAAAGATTTGTTTTAGAAAATGCAAACATTGATAGTTCTACCATTAGAGTCTATGTTCGCCAGTCGAATGAGACTGGAAGAGGAGTTGAATATAGATACGTTGATAATATTAATAAGATAGATGGAACTTCAGAAATATATTTACTTCAAGAAATTAAGGATGAAAAATATGAACTTATTTTTGGTGATGGATACTTTGGCAAAAAATTAAATAACGGTTCAGTTATAACAGTTACGTATATTGTAACCAACGGTGCAGAAGGTAACGGGGTAAGATCATTCTCATTTGGTGGGAGATTTGTTGGAGCAAATAATCTACTCATATCTCCATCCGAAACAACCTTTGTCACAACTCTACAAGGTTCTAGAAACGGAACTGAAGTGGAGTCCTTAGACTCTATCAAATATTTCGCTCCAAAGCAATATAGCGCCCAGAACAGGGCAGTTACGACTCGTGATTATGAAACTATTATTAAAGAAATATTCCCCAACACAGAATCTGTTGCAGTTGTTGGTGGTGAAGAATTAGATCCACCTAGATTTGGTAAGGTTTTTGTTTCAATTAAACCTAAGAATGGAACTTTCTTATCTGATTTTACAAAACTACAGATTCAATCAAAATTAAAAGATTATTCTATTATTGGTATTGATCAAGAAATTATTGATCTTAAAATTCTTTATGTTGAAATTGATTCTTCAATTTACTATAATGCATCCAAAATTACAACCATTGAGTCCCTGAAGGGTAGAGTTATTGATTCCCTAGAAAAATATTCATCATCTACGGATCTTAATAAGTTTGGTGGTAGATTTAAGTATAGCAAACTTTGCCAAGTAATTGATAGGGTTGATAATGCAATCACATCAAACATTACCAAAGTTAGAATGAGGAGAGATTTGAAGGCATCTGTTAATACATTTGCCCAATATGAACTTTGTTTTGGAAATCAGTTTCATATTAATCCCTTTGGCGCAAATATTAAGAGCACTGGATTTAATGTTGAAGGACAACCTGGAGTTGTATATTTAACGGATATTCCAAATAAAAACGAAGATGGTTCCCTTGATGGATCATTTAAAGGAACTATATCTCTAATTAGGTTCGATACTACAAGTAGAGATGCTATCGTAGTTGCAAAATCCGTTGGAGTTGTAGACTACTTAGAAGGAGAGGTTTTACTTAATACAATAAAAATTACAAATACCGAAAAGGCGGATAATATTATTGAAGTACAGGCATTCCCAGAATCAAATGATGTTATTGGTCTTAAGGATTTATTCGTTGTGTTTGCAGTTTCCAGTAGTGTTCCCACTATAAATATGAAGAAAGATACTATTTCTTCTGGTGAAAGTATATCGGGTGTAACATTCCCAACATCATCCAGTTATCCAAACGGAAAATTAACGAGGTAATATGTTTAACGAAGGTTTTGAAGTACGAGTAAAAACAAGTCAAATTGTACAAAACCAACTACCAAGATTTATTGGAGAGACAAATACTAACTTTGTAGAATTTTTAAGACAATATTATCTGTCTCAAGAATTTCAAGGTGGTCCTGTCGATATTCTGGATAACTTAGATCAATATTTAAAATTAGATCTTCTTACTGAGGAAAATCTAACTAAGACTTATAGTCTAACTCAAGATGTTGAATATGTAGATGAGGAAATTTATGTAGATTCTACTATCGGATTTCCCAATCAATATGGTCTTTTGAAGATTGGTGATGAGATTATTTCATATAAAGAAAAAACCAATACTAGTTTTTTAGGTTGTCTTAGAGGATTTAGTGGAATAGAAGCATATGAGAATGGAAACTATGGAACCGAATTAATATTCAATAAAACTCGTATTTCTGTACATACATCTGGAACAACAGTTTATAATCTAAGCACTTTATTCTTAAAAGAATTTTATAAAAAAATCAAGGGATATCTAACTCCGGAGTTAGAAAATTTAAAATTTACAGATGATCTCAACGTAGGTACATTTTTAAAAGAAGCTTCTACTCTTTATAAAACTAAAGGAACTGAAGAGTCATTTAGAATTTTATTTAATGTTCTTTATGGAGTAACTCCAAGTATCTTAAATCTTGAAGATCAACTGATCAAACCATCTTCTGCAGATTACGTCAGAAGAAAAGTTTTATTTTGCGAATTATTGGAAGGTTCAAATCCAGATTTAATTATTGGACAAACTTTAGTTAGTTCTGATGGAACTGCTAATGGACCTATTTCTGAAGTAGAAATTGTAAATAGAGGAGGTAAGTATACATATAAAATTTCTTTATTTGAAGGATATGATGATAGAAGTTTAATTAATGGAACTTTTGATATAACTGCATCATCTAAAGTAATTGGTGATTTTCCAATTGATTCTAAAACATTAACCGTTGATTCAACTATTGGATTTCCACAAAATGGAACCATTATTTGTGGGGACAATGTAATTTCATATACAGAAAAAACAGTAAATCAATTCTTAAATTGTTCGGGTGTAAATGAAGTAATATCCGATAAAGATGAGGTTAAGAATACTTTTTACGTTTATGCATATGAGAATGGTGACACAAGTAAAATAGTTAGATTTGCGGTTTCCAATATTTTATCGCAATTAAATTTCACAAGCGATACAACATTAACAAATGATAATGAAAGTGTTACGGTAATTAATCTGGGTGATAATATAGATAACCCAAGATTAAACAAATCATATAAAGAACTACTATTTAATTCCTGGATCTATAATACCAGTTCAAGATATCAGATTGAATCTTCAGAATCTAATACTACACATACTACTAAAGATCCTCTTGATAAGAGTAGTTTGAAAAGGGGAGATGAAATAGAAATTATTGACAGAAAAACAAACGTTATCTATGGATACGGTAGAGTTGCCGATGCAAATAATTATAGTTTAAGATTGGACAGTTATGTAAATACTTCTGGAGTTACTCTGAAACAGAGAACTATTGATGTAAAGAGAAGATTAAAGTATGCTAGTTCAAAGTCTGCAGAATTAAAGTATCCAAATTTACTTTCAAATATTCAAAATGTATACAGTGATGGTGATAATTATGCTTACGTAGCAACAAACTCTTTACCAGATTTTGAAATCAAATCCGAATTTGCTACAAGATTTCTTAATAGAGCGGATAGTGTCACAGTCGTTAATAACACTATTATCTTCCCACAGATTCAATTACCATTACCATTCATTACTGGAGACGAAGTAATCTATACTTCGGAAGATCCTAATAATCCAATCTTTGGATTAACGCCAGAAAATAAGTATTTTGTTAAGGTTATTTCAGAAGATACTGTTCGTCTATATCTTTCCAAATCCTTTATCTATACTGATGATTTTGTAGAGATTCAAGTTTTACCAAATCAACCAGTAGGTAAACACTTTTTAACCTTAAAAAGACAATACGATAAAAAGATTACATCCAGTAAATCTTTAAGAAAGATTTCACTTAAACCTAATACAAACAACGGTCAAAATGAAGAAACTACCGCAGGAAAACCTGTAGGTATGCTTGTAAATGGAACTGAAATTATTAGTTATAAAGGAACTGATGAGATTTATTATGGTCCTATCGCATCAAAAACTCTCTATAATAGTGGAAAAAATTATGATGTTATTAATACACCAGAATTAAAAGTATCATCTCCACCGGTATCTGCTGGATCAACTTGTTTAATTACTCCTATTATTCAAGGATCGGTAAAATCAATTCTACTAGAAACTCCAGAAGTTGAAATCAATACTATTTCTTATGTTCGTATTATTGGTGGAAATGGAAGTGGATGTATTTTAGATCCAATTGTTGAGGTAAGACAAAATGAATTTGAATTTAATGCAAAAAATGATTTAAATTATTTCTATGAAACAATTACTTTTACCAAAAATCATAATTTAATTGATGGGCAGGAGATTGTCTATAGTTCAAATGGTAATAATGAGATTGGAATTGGAACTTATTATGGAAGTAATAGTGATCAATCGCAAACTTTATTGAATGGTGGTTCATATTATACAAAAGTTTTTAATGCAAATACTATCCAATTATTTGGAAGTAAGACTGATTATCTAGCAGGAATTAATACTGTTGGATTTACCACTATTGGTAATAGTGGTATTCACAAATTTAAGACCATAGATTATAAAAAGGTGCTTGTTGATATTGCAGTTAAAGAAGAAGGATCTGGATATACCAATAGAAACCTAATTGTAAAACCAACAGGTATTTCCACTTCAGAATCTAAAGTTATATTTGATAATCATGGTTTTAAAGATGGAGAATTAATTAAGTACACATCTGATGGACCAATTTCAGGTTTATCCACGTCCAATCAATATTATGTTCTAAAGTTAAATGATAATGAATTCAAATTAGCAAACGCTGGTATTGGTGGAACTATTACCTCAGAATACAATAGAAGAGATTATGTAAGATTTACTTCTACTGGAACTGGATATCAGAAATTTAATTATCCAGATATTCAAGTTGATATTGGTGTTTCTTATGCAACAACAAATAAAACTATCACTGCAAAACCATTAGTAAGAGGATCAATCATTGATACTTACATTTATGAAGAGGGTAGTGATTATGGTTCTGATATTTTAAATTATCAGAATAAACCAAGTGTTACTGTAAGGCAAGGGAAGGATGCATCAGTAAGACCTGTTATTATTAATGGAAGAATTGTTGAAGTTGTTGTTGAAACTACAGGTAGTGAGTTTTTCTCCAAACCAGAGTTTATTATAAACAGCAAAACAGGTACTGGTGCAAAACTAAATCCGATCATTGAAAATGGAAAATTAGTTAGTGTAATTGTCATTAAGAGTGGTATTGGATATTCATCCGAAGATACTATTGGTGTTAGATCATCTGGATCTGGTTTTAATATAGATTTAAATGTTAGACGTTTAAGAGTTAATACTCTCAACAGATTTGGTTCAGAGTATCTAAACTCTTTTGGAACAATCCAAGAAGATGAAGTTCTATATTCTGTTATTGGATATAATGATACAATTAGAGATTCTTTGGTAGACAATCCTGGAACAGAATCTGAGCCAGATCACTCTCCAATTATTGGATGGGCATATGATGGAAATCCAATTTATGGACCATTTGGATACACCAACCCAAGTGATTCTAGTGCAGTTTCTTTACTCAAGAGTGGGTACAAACTACGCACAGATCTAGTAAAAAATAGACCGTCTTCCGACAAATTTGAAGATGGATTCTTTGTTGAAGATTATGTTTATGATGGAAGTGGCGATCTCGATATTTACAATGGAAGATATACAAAAACTCCAGAATTTCCAAACGGAACCTACGCTTATTTTGGAACGATTGAATCTGATCCCGATGCTATTGATTCATTTATACCACAGTTCCCATACTTTATTGGACAGTTTTATAAGTCTAAAGTTGAGACCGACGTCTTTGATATAAATCAAATTAACTATGATTTTTCAACTGGAGATATTCAAAGAAATACTTTCCCATATAGAATAGGTTCTTTATATTCTTCCACAGATTATGTTGATTTTAAATATGATAGGGGATCAATTAGCGCAAGTATAGAAGAAGCATCAAAGGGAGGAGTAACCAGTTTCAATATAATTGATTCTGGAGAGGGTTATAAGGTGGGTGATACCTTGACCGTGGATAATACTGATACTGGTGGATTTGGAGCATCTGCAGAGGTTTATTCTGTAAAAGGAAAGGTTATTGATAATATTGCAACAAGTGCAGATCTTTACAGTGATATGACTATTGTCAAAAAAGACAATGAATCTTTAGATTTGTATATCCAACCATATCACGAATTGGGAGATGAATCTTTTATTACATTATATCAACCAACATTCTTCACAAATCCAGCAGAACTTCCACTGTTTGGAACTGAATTAGTACCCGTTGATCCACAAACACTACAAACTAAAATCAGATATTCTTCTGGATTCTTAAATAACAACTATGGAACAGTAGTTGCAATTGGCAATAGTACGATTGTTGTTGCTAACGATTCTACTATTGGTGCAGTATATGCTTATGATATTAATGGGGAAAACGAAGTAATCATAACGTCCTCAGATAATGTTTCTGGGGATGTCTTTGGTAGATCTTTAGCAGTAGGCGCTAACAAAATTGTTGTTGGTGCTACTGGTGATGATGATAATGGAAGTTCATCTGGTTCCGTATACGTTTTTAATTTAGATGGTAGTGGAGAAGTTAAAATCACTTCATCTGATGGTGCAGCAGATGATCAATTTGGAAGATCTGTTGATATTGATGATACCAATGGAAAGATTGTTATTGGAGCGCACTTGGATGATGATGGCGGTGATATTTCTGGATCAATTTATGTCTATAATACAGATGGGACTGGAGAAATAAAAATTACTGCAAGTGACCCAGATATTGGAGATACCTTTGGACGTTCTGTTGCTATTGGTCACGGTAAAGTTGCTGCGGGTGCTCCTTTTGCCGATGAAACTGCTAGTAACACGGGTACTGTTTACGTATTTGATCAAGATGGCAGCAATCCGTTTACTATCAATGCATCAGATAACACTGGAAGCACGACAAACCGCAATTATGGTGAAGCACTAGCAATCGGTGGCAATAAGATTGTTGTCGGCGCTCCAGGCGTTAACAACGAGCAAGGTGCAGTTTATGTTTATAATATTGATGGAACAGGTGAAATTATCATAACTGCAAGCGACGGTGCTGCAACTGATCGTTTTGGATCATCAGTCTCTGTAACTGATGATTATATCATTGTCGGTTCCTGGGGAGATGATGACACTGGAAGTTCATCTGGTTCTGCATACGTTTATAATTTAGATGGAACTAATGAAAGAAAGATAACTGCTAGTGACGCACAATCTGGAGATAGATTTGGATTCGGTGTCGCTGTTGATGGCGGTATTGCAGTAGTTGGAGCACCTTATGAAGATCAAGATGCAACTGATGCTGGTGCCATTTATAGATTTGTATTGGATGGAAATATTTCTGTCCCAACATATTCTCTTCAAGAATATGAAAATCTGAAAGAGGTTACTATTCCAGGGTTAAGTGGTATACACAGAATCGGTGTTACTACGTATTCTTCCCTTCTTGTAAAAGAAATACCATCAACTTCAGTTGGAATTGTAACTGATATTTACGTTGCAGAAATACCATCAAATGTTGCTATTGGAAATTCAATCAAAATTGGTTCGGAAGCAATGTCGGTATTGGGCAAATTTGACACAAATAGGGTTTTAAGAGTCTTTAGAAATGCTGGTGCTGCTCATACAGAAACATCCGTAGTAAACTATTTGCCAGAATACTTTACTATTAATTTATCAACAGAAGATTTTGAATCGAACGTAGATAGAAAAGTTTACTTCAATCCAACCGAATCCATTGGTATTGGAACTACTCCCGGTTTAGCAGTAGATGTCCAGTACTCTCTTGGCGAATTAACTAAAACTATTTCTATAGATTCCTCATCCATCTACATACCAAATCATCCATTCAAAGAAAATCAAAGAGTAAGACTTCATAGACCATCTAATTCTGAAGATTCTCTTCTTGGATATGATCCTTATACTCAGATCTCCGAATACTTCCCACCACAATCAGATCTTTCAAAAGATCTATTCATTGTAAATAAGGGTAATGATTTTATTGGTCTTTCCACTGCTCCCGGAAGAAGTGAAGGATTGTACTTTGAAACCAATGGAAGTGATAACTATGAGTACTTCTTAGAGGTATTCAAACCAAGAACAATAGTCGATGGTGAAGTTATACAAACAACAATTACAACCCAGACGGAACATGGATTAGTTGATGATGATCTAATCGATTTAGAATTAATTTCAAATAAAAATGCCGGAATTGCAGTTACTGCATCTTATGTGAATTTGAAATATAACTCCACTTACAAAAAACTTCTTTTAAGTACTGTTGGATTTACATCAGAATCTGTCAATCCTCTTACCAACAGAATTTCCATTATAGATCATAAGTATAATGATGGAGATAAAGTATTTTATGATTATAACAATTATTCAAATATTGTAGGTTTATCTACAGGAGAATATTATATTGTAAAGATTGATAAGGATAAGTTCAGTCTTGCAGAAACTTATAATGATACCACCTCCAATCCAAAAGTTATTGTAAGTTTTGGATCAACTGGAGGAGAATCTCAATCATTAAGTTTGATTAATCCATCAATCAATATTACTCAAAATGATACGTTAGTTTTTGATGTATCTGACCCCTCATTGTTAGATTCTAAATTAGAATTCTTCTATGATAATAGATTTATTAACGAGTTTGTATCAACAGGATCTACAGATCAGTTTAATATCCAAAGAATAGGAACACCTGGATCTGGTATTGGAACAAATACTGTATCAATCAAACCTTTGGGTGGAATTGATAGTGAACTATTCTATTCCCTGAGAAGAGGAATTGATGTAGTATCTCCAGATTTGGATGTTAGAAGTTATTCATCAATCAAAACTAAACCAAGCGACTATAATGGAAAATATAAAGTTGTTGGTTCTGGAACAACTACTTTTAGTGTCGTTTTAAGTAGAAGACCAGAAAGAATTTCATACAACTCATCCGAAATTAGTTCTCTAAAATATACAACCACTGCAGAAGGTGCTTCTGGGGGTATTTCGGAAATACGTCCATTGTTTGAAGGAATCGGATATCAGAAACTACCAAAAGTCACTGGGTTTAAAACTACAAACGGGATTAATGCAAAAATACAAATAGAAACAACTAATATTGGAAATGTAAACGATGTTAGAATTAAAAACGAAGGAGTTATATATCCTTCCGATTATACGTTAGCACCTCAAGGAAGATCATCCCTAATTTGCAATATTATTGATAACCAAGAAATTACAAACGTTGATATTCTTTTTGGAGGAAGAAATTATTTCACTCCACCTGTATTTGTTTGTGTTGATTCAGAATCAAGAAAAGTTATCGAAGGAGTTTCATTTGAAGCAATTTTAAGCTCTGGATCTATTACAGAGATTAATATCATTTCTTCTGCAAAGGGTCTTGCAAGTGTTAAACATGACGTTTATACAGTAAATAACACCAATGGAATTAACATTAGAACTTTAACTTCAACTTCCGAAGGTTTAGTTTCTGCAACATTATCAACTCCAATCGTTGGATTTTCTACTTTTACTCCACCATTTAGTATTGGAGATGAGGTTTTTGTTGAAGGAATTACAAAGATAAGTGGAAAGGGATTCAATTCCGAAGATTATGGATACAAATTCTTTAAAGTAACTGATTATCAACCAACCAATCCCGCCGTCGTTGTTTTTGATATTGGAGAGGATCCAGGAACTGCTGTTGCAATTCAATCATTTGCATCAATCATCAACAAAAGAGAATATCCAATATTCGATACAAATCAGGAAAATAGTTCATTCTTAGAGAATGAATCTATACTATTAAATTATGGCGCAGGATTCTTTAAGAGTGATTATATTGTTGATGATTTTGTTAGTACTTATGTGAAGTTAAAGGGGAAGGGCGCGATTAAAAATGGAATTTTAATCAAGGGAGAAAAATCTGGATCTATTGCGAAGGTAGAAAACTTTAAATTCAATGATGGAAATTTTGTTACTGCCGCAACTTCAACTCAAGTTGGTGGATGGAATAATGAAACAGGTTTATTAAGTTTTGATCAACAAGTTGTTTCAGATAATGATTATTACCAATCACTATCATATTCAATTAGAAGTCCTATTCCTTTCGATCAGTTATCAGATACTGTTAATAGAGTCGTACACCCAACAGGACTTAAGAATTTTGCAGACGTTCAGATTTCAAATAATGTACAAGTTGATGTTGTAAATCAATCAGCAACTACTCTTATTGCCGATTTTATTAGCAATTCGAGAGCAGATCAAAGAAATGGATTTGATCTTGTTTTAGATTCCTCCACAAGTGGGCAAAAAACAAGAGATATTAGATTCTTAAATAAAAAACTTACAGACTACTTTAAGTGTAAAACTAATAGAGTTCTTCCAATAGATGATATTAGCGATAGATTTTCCAGTAAAAATTTCGGACAAGAATCTTATGTAGATCTTGCAGTGTACCCAGATTATGTTGGATATTCTAGATTCTTAATTCAAACTATTGGAAATGGAAACACTGATTTCCAAATTGATGATGTTGTAGTTCTTAATGATAAGACAAATGCATATACAATTAATAGAGGTCAAGTAGGCAATACTTTTGAACCATTTATTGAATACGATGGTAACATGGAATCTGGTGTCATGTACCTAAGGGCACAACCAGAGGATCCAGATGATAGTAGTTACACCATCAAAGCAGTTAGGGGATATCATAATACTACAAAAACAGGTGTTGGATCTACCTCTATTGGTAAGGTTAAGATAACTACAAAATCGGAAGAAGTTAAATCTGGTGTTTCTACCAATTTCTCAGTAATTTGGAATGGTAATACAAACGGAATGATGATTGAGGCATTTGTAAGAGATATTGAAAGTAATGATCTTAACTTTGTTGAACTTGCAATTGATCATGACGGTACAGATGCCTATATTGCAGAATATTTTATAGATTCATTAGCACTAATAAGTGGATCATCAGGAACTCCTATCGGTTCTTTTGGTGCAACTATCAGTAATGGTTATCTTAATGTTTCCTATGAAAATAATTCTGATAATACCGTTGCTCTCAAGACTAAATCATATAACTTTGAGCCAACAACGACTGCTGGAATTTCAACCTTCAGATTTAAACCAAATTCACAACCAGATGGTTCTGAAAGAACTGCTAGATATGAAACAAGACATAAGGTAGTTGGTGTAGCAACTGATGCTGTTAATCCATCCGAAGAGATTGTTTCTGTTGATGTGAATTTAGATTCTGCATTTAAATCTATAGTTAAAATCAATCACAATGATGAAACTGCCATTCATCAGGTTCTTGTTGGTTATGATGGAACTAATACATATGTACTTCCAAAGTATTACATTTCTGTCGGCAGTACTGCTGGATTGGGAACTTTCAGCGCAACTACAGATGCTCAAAATATCATATTAAAATTCCATCCAGAAGCAGGTGATTTTGGAAGATATGATATAACTTCATACTCAGAAATTCTTTATAGAGATATAGATAGAGAAACTAAAAAAGTTGATCTGATCTACGGAACAATTGAAGAAGAAGTTATAACTTCAAAATACAACTCATTGAATGGAGATGGTAATGACCAATTAGAATTTGAACTTAAGTATCAAGGAATTCCAATTTTTGCAAAATCAATCGCCCCATCTTCAGATAATATGAATTTGGAGACAGGATTAATTACTATTGAAGATCACTTCTTCTCACCTGGAGAAGAATTGATTTACACTCCAGGTTCAACCTATGCTGGAATTAGTTCTGGACCTATTGGTATTGGAACAACACAAGTTGGTGGAACAACTTTTGCAGGTTCAGTTATCACTGGAATATCAACAATATCCGCAACAGTATTTACAGACATTACCGATAAAGATTTAGTAGAGGTTGGTCAAACATTAGAGGGTGATGGAATTACTTCAGGAACGACGATTGTCTCCATTGGACAAACATTCCAATATTTTGTTGCAACTGGCGATGGGACACCTACCGCTACAGGAATTGCTGTTACCAGCATATTCACTACAGGTACTAATGTATTCAATTCTAGTGGTGGATCTGTTGGTTCAATTATTAACATTGGTTCAGGATCTATCACCTTAGATTCTAATGTTCCATCAGGAACAGCAACGTATTATACGGATAATCTTGGATTTGGCATCTCGATGTCCAATCCAGGAGCAGCAACATCTATCACTGGTTCATATTCATGTGGTTTAACCACAGATAAGATGCCATCTAGAGTTTATTGTATTAGATTTAATGCTGATACATTCAAATTAGCAGGTGTTAAAAATAGTGGAATAGGATTTACATTTACAGACTATGGTCAAGGAAATGATCATATGTTTGAAATGAAGAAAAAGAATGAGAAGGCACTAATTACAATTGATAATATTACACAATATCCTTTACTCTATACTGATATTGCACATACCGTAACTTTGAGTTTTAATGAAACTAAAGATCATGTAGTTCTTAGTGGAATTTCTTCAGTAAATCCAAGAGATCTTGTAAAAATTGATGATGAATATCTTAAAGTTATTAATGTTGGATTTGCAACGCACCCTAATGGTCCTATTAGTGGAACTGGAATTTATCCCATAATTGAAGTTGATAGAGGTGCCGTTGGTTCTATAGCAGAATCACACACTGATCAAACTGAGGCAAGAATTTATCGTGGGTCATATAATATTCTTAAAGATACTCTCTACTTTACAGAAGCACCAAAAGGAGTAGGTGACAATAATAGAACTGATAATAGAAATCTTCTATTACCAAAATCTGTTTTTAGTGGAAGAGTATTCCTTAGAAATGATTATACTAAAAATTTAATCTATGATGATCTATCACCACAATTTACTGGCATTGCACAAACATTTGCAATTAGATATCAAGGTCAAGATGTAGATTATGTCGAACCTGGTAGTGGAATCTTGTTTATCAACGAAGTATTCCAAACACCATCTACAGAAAATAATGAAGGTAATAATTATTCATTAGAATCTGAGAATGATTTAACCAATATTACATTTACTGGAATTAAGAGTCCTGAAACTAATGATTTAATCATTAGTGATTCTGATGTTAATCAAAATCAAATACCTAGAGGTGGAATTATTATTTCTACTGGATCTACATCAGGATTGGGTTATGCGCCTTTGATTGGATCAAAAGCAATATTTGATACTGACGTTAATGGAACTATTGTTAGTGTTAAAGATTATCCAACTATCGGAGAATTGATTGGAATTACCACTGCAGAATATGATCACGTAACTGGAATTATGACATTTACCAGCAGTAATGATCATTATCTTGTGGGTGTTGGTGATTTCGTATCCTTACAAAACTTCCAGATGGATAATGCTGGTATTTCAACCACCCTGTTTACAGGATCAACTTCCGATGAAGTTTATCCAGTAGTTGCTATAAATGGAGACAGAACATTTGTAGCAAATGTTGGGGTTGGGACTGTTGCATTAGATTATGTTGGAGGTGGAGCAGCATATCAGTATCACTTAGATCTAACTTCAGGATCTGGATATTATGGTGAAGTTTCTATTGGAATTACATATGCATCTCATACTGGAGATGATGCAATCATTCGCACACTAGTAGGTGCTGGAGGTTCATTGTCCTATAGCGTTATCTATGGTGGTAGTGGATATGTTAATCCATCTCCAGTTATTCCAGTTCCTTCTTACGGAGCGTTGGAAGTTGTTGGAATATCAAGATTTGGTGTAGGTTTAACAACAGAAACTGGAAATGGTTTGCTTTTAGATCTAAATGTAGAACCATCTGAAAGGAGAATGCCCGATAGATTCTCCGACGCATCAAATCTAATACTGAGAAACAAACTATTGATTGCAGATGTTGCAGTTGGTAAAATGCTTTCTCAATATCCATCATTCTCTGTTCCAGGTGGAGATCAAAATTATAAAAATAAGATTATAGATTCTATTGAATCTATTGCATACAACTTAGAGTTTAGTGGTAATGGAAATGTTGTTGATACTGCAAATCTTTATATAACTGAAGCACAGTTTGCTGGTGAAGAGCAGGAATCTATTACTGCATTCCAAGAAGCGTCAACTTTGATGATTAGTGCAATGAGAAATGAGGAAATAATTCCTTGGACACTTCTTGGTCAAGCATATAGTGATACAACTGATCTTATTGAAGCAAACAGAACTCTATTGATTGATGAATCTATTGATAGAATGTTAATTGCTAATCCAACATTCTTCTTCCCAACTGGTCCTACATCATGTAGAGAAGATATTGATTCATTGATCACAGCATTTATTTTCAATCTACTATATGGTGGAAATAACTCAATATATGATATTGCACTAGCATACGCTAATGATGCAAATAATGATTTCCTAGTAGGAACAGGAAATGTAACACTTTCCGCTGAAGTTGTTGGTCATCTTGAAGATTTATTGGTTGATATATCACAAAATAATACGATAACCATTCAAGGTCTTACAACTGAAACTCAAGTTCAGAATTTTGGAATGACAATTGATGCCGCAGTCGAAACCTCTATCAATACTTTGACGGCAATAATTACGACTGCTATCAATAGCGATACTGTTGCAGTATCTAGAACTTTACCAAATAAGTACACTGAAAGAGTTCAGTATTTTGACAATTTCATTACATTAGATCCAGCAGGTGCTCCTTATTGTGCAGATGTTGCTTCGGCAATAGGTTCTTTTGTTGGAATTGTTACAACTGCTATTGGTACTAGTTCTCTACCATCAAGAACCCCAAGTTACTTAGAATTATTTGAAGTTAAAGATTTTAAGATTGTAAGAAATGGTTATAATTTCCGCAGAGGGGATAAATTTACTGCTGTTGGTTTAGTTACTGCAGCAGGCATGGATTCTCCAATGGAAAATTTTGAAATTGAAGTTCTTGGAACTTTCCAAGATTCTTCTGCATTATGGCAGTTTGGAGAACTTGATTTTATTGACAATATTAAACCATATCAAACAGAACCAAGAACTAGATTCCCTCTTTATAGAAATAACCAATTGATCAGTTTTGAAATTGATAAGAATGATCCAGATTCAGTTCTTATTGATCTTGAAGCATTACTATTAGTTTTTGTTAACGGTATTCTACAAGAACCGAATAAATCTTACAATTTCTTCGGTGGAACTTCTATTATATTCACTGAAGAAATCAGACCTGAAGATGATGTCGATATATTCTTCTATAGAGGAACTAGAGGAGACGATAGTTTCATAGAAGATGTAAATCCTGGATTACAGATCGGTGACTTTATAAGAATCAACAAGAATAACGATTATCGTACAAGTAAAACTCAAGATGAAAGAATCGTTTTTGATATCTTACAGTCCGATTTATTAGAAACTAATGTTTATAGTGGAATTGGAATTAATACCACAACTCCAAGACCTTTAACTGTTATACCTCAAAAGAGAGATAGAATTATTAACAGTGTTGTAGTTTCTAAGAAGAGAGATTTATTATCCGCACAAATTTATCCAACATCTAGAGTAATTAAATCTTTAACTCAATCGGACACTGAGATATTTGTTGATGATGCACAGCAGTTCTTCTATGAGCAAGGACAACCAATATTAAGAACTATAAATGAGGTTTCTGGTCTTTTAGTTGATGATGTTGAATTAGTTCAAGCATCTACATCTGCAATAATTAAACTGGGTGGCATAACAAATGTTTCCGTAACTTCTGGTGGTTCTGGATATGAATCTGCTCCTACTGTTGGGTTTACTGGTGGTTTAAGAGCAGAAGCAACTGCCAATCTTTCTTCTACTGGATTCTTGAAGAGATTTGAAATTACTAATCCAGGTTCGGGATATACTTATCCACCATTAGTAAGTCTCGGTGGAGGTCTTGCTGGTCAATCCGCAACTGCTCAAATCTTAAATGGTTCTTTAGTAGGTGTTGAACTTGATGGCATAACCTATGATACCATAGATGCTAGCAATGTCTACGAGTTTGGTAATGGAACTTCTATTGTCCCCAATGGTTCTGGATCTGGAACAACAGGAGGATTTAATGTTGGATCTGATCACTTGAGATTTGGTGGATCTTCAGGAACAAGATTTGTTACTTTCAGTGCTGTTGATGCTAGATCAATTGATACTGTTCGTGTTTATGCTATTAGAGGTAACGGATCTAATGGAGGTGAAACACCCGATATTAAGGGTGTTGAAGACCTCAGAATTCAATATCAAGTTACAGAACAAGGTGCCACACCAGGTGCTTTCGATTGGATTGATTTGGGTGTAGTTATTAGTGCGGTTGATAATGGAACTGGTGCTGGTGTTTTAGATAATTATGACTTTACATTATCATCTGATCAGCAAAGTGGTCATACTTACTTCAGATTATATCAAGAAGGAAATAGTGGTGCCAATTATGATCACTATGGAATATTGAGCATTTCCTTTATTGGAAGTGCTAGCGCAGAAATGCCAGATGCTACCATTTCATTCTCAAACAATCCTTTAGAACCAAATCCAGGTGGAATAACTGGTGCTACAGCAATCGTAATTCTTGGCAAGAGAGTTGAATCCATAACAGTAACAAATCCTGGAGAAGATTACACCATATCAGGATCTACAGTAACATTTACAGGTGGAGATTTTGTATCTGAAGCTTTAGCAGCAGTTTCTCAGATTTCTGGATATGTTCAGGATCTATCTTTGACTTCTGCAGGATCTGGATATACTCCAAATTCACAAATACCTTTGGAATTTACATCACCAACTGATCCTTCAGTGGAAAATCTTGTTATTGCTACTGGCACTGCAAACGTTGGATCTGATGGAACAGTCCTATCATGTATTGTAACAAATAGTGGAATTGGATATACTCAAACACCAACAGTATCTATCCCAAGCCCAACTACAAAAATTGAAACCATTGAAGGAATTGAATTTGTTCAAGGATTTGCTGGAATAGTTACTAGCATCACACAAGTTTCTGGGGTTGGAACTGATTTAGCATTGGAATTCAAATTAAATATTGATTCTGGTAACTTCCTTTCCCTTTCTCAGGGATATCCAATTTACATTTATGATACCCAAATTGGAAATGGTCTTACAACCATTGACACTACAGATTCAGAAACAGTTGGAATTGGTACAACTTTCCTAGATAATATATACTATGTTCATAGTATTACACGCGATGGTGTAAATGCAGTTGTAACTGCAAACGTTAAATCGGATTCTGATATTATTGGTATTTCCACTTCTGGTGTAAATATTGGCAAATTCTCTTGGGGAAGATTGGAATTTTCTAAGAGAGGACTTAATGCAGTGGCTTTCGATTTATCAAATTATTCTCCTGCAGGTCTTTCAACATATCCTCAAATTCAAAGAAGAGGATATGGATTGAGAAATACAGGATCTCTCTCATATTAAGTATAAATAGAAGAAAAAACCGAAATGACTGGGGCAATAGTTACAGACCAATTTAGAATTGCTAATGCAAAGAACTTCATTGATTCGGTGAACAATGAAGAAGATATTTATTATATGTTTATGGGTCTTACAAACCCAGCAGTTACTGGTTATGGAAGAACTGAATCATGGAACCAGAGTCCATTGATTCCATCTGACAATTTCTCGAAGTTGGCACACAACAGAGATACAATGTTGTTTGGAAAAAAAATTAAATCAGTCAACATTAGAAGAATTGTTAGAAGAATTAATTGGACTGCAGGTACGAAATATGAAATGTACAGGCATGATTATGGAATTGATAACCTATCACCAGTTACACAATCTTCAAGATTGTATGATGCAAATTATTATGTCGTCAATTCTGATTTCAGAGTTTATATTTGTATCGACAATGGTTCTAATGTTGACAATCCAACAGGAAATCCATCCTTGGATGAACCAAAATTTACTGGATTAGAACCATCAAGAGCTGGAGAAAGTGGTGATGGGTATATCTGGAAGTACCTGTTTACAATATCCCCTTCAGATATTATCAAATTTGATTCAACAGAATATATTCCTGTACCAAATGATTGGGAAACAACTACCTCAGAAGACGTAAAAGTAATTAGAGATAGTGCCAATTCTGATGTAAATAATAACCAAATCAAGAAAATTTACATCAGTAGGAGGGGTGGAAATTATTCGACTCCATCGGGTGGTGGAAGATGTGATATTTTAGGTGATGGAACTGGCGGAGAAGCAATTATTGAAGTTAATTCCCTTGGAGAAATAACAAATGCAACTGTTGCCAGTGGTGGTCAAGGATATACATATGGGATCGTAGATTTAGATAATTTTAATGGTCTGGTGGGAACTGGAGGAGGTTCTTTTGCAGAGTTAATCCCAATTATTCCCCCATCTAAGGGTCATGGATATGATATCTATTCTGAGTTGGGATCTGATAAGATTTTGATTTATGTCAGATTTGATGATTCATCTAAAGATTTTCCTTTAGATACTAAATTTGCACAAATTGGAATCATCAAAAATCCAAAACAATTTAATTCAGACTCTGCATTAACATCTTCAGAATTTTCTGGATTATATTCATTAAAACTAAATGAGGATAATCTTGTAGTTACTATCGGGCAAGAAATAACTCAAACTGTAACTGATGAAAATGGCAATGATGTTAAAGCAAAGGGATATATTGCATCATATGACAGTGAAACTAAGGTTTTAAAGTATTATAATGATAGAAGTTTATTCTTTGGTGATAGATTAACTCATAAAGATTATATTGGAATCTCTTCCGATGCAAAATTAGTAGACTTTAGTGCTTCTGGTGGACCAATTTCTCCAATCGGAGCATCTATAGATACTAATTTTACCGGTATTTCTACGACAGTAAATACAAGAATTATTGATTTGGGAGTCCAATTCCAATCAGGAGTTGCTTTTCCTGAGATAAATAAAAAGACAGGTGAAATTATTTACTTGGATAATAGAACTTCAGTTTCTAGAAACCCAAGGCAAAAAGAAGACATCAAAGTAATACTGGAATTCTAAGAAAATGCCACAAAAGACAAACTTAAATACCACCCCATATTATGATGATTTTGATGCAGCGAAGAATTTTCACAAGGTATTATTTAAACCTGGATTTCCAGTACAGGCGAGAGAATTAACTACGATTCAATCGCTTTTGCAGAATCAAATTGAATCTTTTGGAAATCATTTCTTTAAAGATGGTTCTGTAATTATTCCAGGATCTGTTTCCTATGAAGGTTCATTCTGCGCGGTAAGGTTGAATTCTACATTTTTGGGAAATGATATTTCATTATATCTTTCCCAACTTGTTGGAAAGGAAATTAGGGGAGAATCATCTCAGGTAAAGGCAGTTGTTAGATATTATTTACCAGCATCACAATCCGATGAGGGGTATGAAACTCTGTACATTGGATATAGAGGGGGTAATGTTGATAGTGAGTTTTCTCCATTTGTTGATGGAGAAAATTTAATTACTAATGAAAGTATTACTTATGGAAATACATCAATCCCAGCAGGGGAAGCATTTTCAACGACAATTGATCTTGATGCAACATCAATTGGATCTGCATGTTTAATAAACGAAGGAATATATTATATTAGAGGAAGTTTTGTAAGAGTTGATCCAGATATTTTACTTTTAGATCAATATTCAAATACACCATCATATAGAATTGGTCTAACTGTTAGTGAGGAAATAGTAACCGCTAAAGGTGATAGCACTTTATATGACAATGCTAAGGGTTTTTCTAATTATTCTGCACCTGGAGCAGATAGATTAAAAATTTCTACAACTTTATCTAAAAAGAATCTAACTGATTATGATGATAAGAATTTTATAGAAATTCTTAGAGTTATTGATGGAGAAATTAAAAAGATTCAAGATAAAACAGAATATAATTCTATTTTAGATTATCTAGCAAAAAGAACTTATGAAGAATCTGGAGATTACTCAGTTATTCCTTTTGAAGTTGACCCAGAAAATTCTCTTAATGATGAGGTTGGAACAACTGGAGCATATTTAAAATCCCAAACTACCCAAGATGGAAATCAACCATCTGATGATTTACTAACTTATAAAATTTCTCCAGGAAAAGCATATGTAAGAGGATATGATATTAACACATCATTAACTCTTATCGATGCACCAAAACCAAGAACAACAGCGTCAGTTGATCTTGCATCAATCCCATTTGAAATGGGAAGTCTTTTAAAGGTTAATAATGTTCGCGGAGTTCCAAGAACAGATTTAGATACAAGCAATACTATCGACTTATATAACAGAAGAAAATTAGCAAACGGAAATAATGATGGATCATTAATTGGTAAAGCAAGAGTATATAGTTTTAATAGTGCAAATGTTCCATATCTAAATGCAGCATCTGAATGGAATTTATACCTTTATGATATTCAAACTTATACAACTATAGAATTAAATGAAGCATTAAATGGAACAGAGTGTCCAGAAACTTCATATATTTTAGGAAAGAATAGTTCTGCATCAGGTTACACTACAGCAGCTGCAGGATCTGCAACTATTACAATATCCGGAACTTCTGGACAGTTTTTAGTTGGTGAGCAAATTGAAATTAATGGAACTTCCGAAACTCCAAGAACTGTTAAATCAGTAACCACTTATAGTATAAGTGATGTTAAATCAGTATCACAATCCGCCGAAGTTGGTGGTTCAAATGTATTTGGTTGGTCAAATACATTTACAGCAGATACTGTTCTAGATAGAGTTATTCCACCAAAATTTACTGCAGCAGATCAACTATTTGTAAATGGAACGATTGCATTCTGCCCAGGAAAAGTATTTACCGGTATAAAAATTGGATCTATTATCAGATTCCAAGAATCGGATAATGATGTTGAAACATTTAACACAATTACTGCAATTTCTGCTGATGGTAAAACATTAACTTTAGATGATGTAGCAACAGTTTCGGAAGTATGTGATGGTTCACTTACCTCTGGTGCAAAAGTAGTACCATTTGTACTTGGTGTACCAAAAATAAGAAATGAAGAAAATTCTTTCTTGTATGCAAAACTTGGGCATCAAAATGTTTCATCTACAGATTTATCCAAAACAAATTTAGTAACTTATAGACAAGTTACAGGAAAATCAACCGATGGTAATGGGTCTGTAACAGTAACTATTGCAGATGTTGGATTATCGTCAGGATTTTTTGAGGGATTTGACGTTGAAAGATATTCAATTAGTTATGATGAAGGTCTAACTATTGCATCTTTAAAATCCGAACAAGTTGTATTGAATTCAAATTCCACTGAAGTAACTTTCAATGGTCTACTTACAAATAGAACCAATCTCGTTATAAATGTAACCGTCAAAAAAACATCCATAAGAAGCAAAGTTAAAAAATATCAAAGAAGTAGAAAACTATCAATTTCAAAAACTAGATCAGATAGTAAAGTTCTTGAAAATGGTCTAACAAAGAACAAATATTATGGTCTTAGGGTTGAAGATGCCGATATCAGTCTCAATACCACCGATGTAGTAAAAGTGCTTGCTGTCTATGAATCATTAGATCAATCAGATCCAGTGCTTGATTCATTAACATTCACATCATCTTTAAATTTAGACTTAGCATCTATTCCTGGAGAAAAAGTTAGGGGTTTAACTTCTGGAGCAATCGCACAAGTTGTTCTAGGAAAATCTTCCTCCACTATTGAAATTGTTAAATTGAATCAATTTAACTTTGAAGTTGGAGAAACTGTCGTTTATGAAGAGTCTGGAATACAAGCAATTTTACAAGATATCACTTTTGGCAAATATCTGGATAGAACTTCAAATTATAGATTAGATAAAGGTCACAAACACCAACTATCCGATTATTCTAGAATTATTAGAGAATCTGGAGGATCTCCAAGCAGAAGACTAACAGTTATATTTGATAGGTATCAAACCCCAAGCAATGATACTGGTGATATTTACACAGTAAATAGTTATGGCAGAGAGAGATATTCTAAAGATATTCCAGTTTTATCTGATGGAACCAGATGTTCCGATATCATTGATATTAGACCTCAGTTAGCAGATTTTGATCCAACTAACTCATATTCTCCATTCTCCTTTAAGGCAAGAACAGAAAATCCAGCAACTAATACAAATAATTCAATTCTTTCTCCAAATGAAAATGCTCTCATTGGATATTCTTATTATTTGCCAAGAATTGATAAATTAGTATTACACAAATCTGGTGAGTTTAAACTAATTCAAGGAACTCCAGAGCTACAACCAAAAGGACCAAATTTAATCGAAGATGGTATGCATGTTGCTACCATCTCTCTTCCAGCATATCTTTATAATGCAGATGATGCTACTGTTTTACTGAAAGATAATAGAAGATATACGATGAGAGATATTGGATCTCTTGATGACAGAGTTAAGAATTTAGAAGAAACTACTTCATTATCTTTATTGGAAGTAGATACAAAAACACTTCAAATACAAGATTCTGATGGTCTGTCAAGATTTAAATCTGGTTTCTTTGTGGATGATTTTAAAAATCTCTCTCTAACAGATATTTCTAGTCCAGATCTAAAATGTACAATATTTTCTGATGAAAAAGCATTATCATCTAAGTTAGATTTATTTACTCTTGAGATGATAGCAGCACCAAGAAGCGGTCTGTCTATGGATACATTATCATATAATACAAATTATGATTTATTAGATTCTAACATTCAAAAAAGTGGAGAATTTGCAACTTTATCATATGATGTTGAAACTTGGAGAAATTTAACTCAACCTCTTGCAACAAGGGTTGAAAATGTTAATCCATTTTCTGCTGTGGAAATGGAAGGTAACATGACTTTAAGTCCAAGATCGGATACATGGATTAGAGACATTGTAATTAATAGAGGAAGAACAAGATTTACTTGGGGTTCTTGGAATGGAACCTATTTGGAAAATGTTGTAATGAGTAGTGAAGCAGAAAGGTACATGAGATCAAGAAATGTACAATTTTATGCAACTGGATTACAACCATTTACCCAGCATTTCTCATTCCTCGATAAAAATAAATCTATAGATATCATACCAAAACTTATTCAAATTGCTATGGTTTCTGGGCAATTCCAGGTTGGAGAAACTGTTGATGGATTTGATGGGAATAATAGGATTATTTCTTTCAGAGTTGCAAGTCAAAATCATAAAAAAGGAGATTATAGCAACCCATCAGTAATTTACAATGGAAATCCTTATAATCAATCTTTAGGTTTGCCAGGATACAACTCAGCATCAACCGTTATAAATGTGGATTTGGATTCCCTTTGCAAATCTGCTGAAGGAAGATTTTCTGGATATATCAAAAAAGGTATTACATTAGTAGGAAGAACATCTAATGCAGAAGCAACCGTTTCCGAAAATAGGTTAATCTCAGATGATGCTGGAACTGTAATAGGCGCATTCTTCCTAAGAAATCCTAATGCCACACCAACTCCACTAGTTAGAATAAAAACAGGAACAAAAGTTTTCAGATTATCTTCAAGTTCTATTGACGAAGGTCAACTTCCAGCAGGATATTTAACTTCTCATGCAGAAACCCAATACTCATCCTCGGGTACATTGAGAACATATGAAACAGTTAGAGTAACAGTTAGAAGACCACCTCCACCACCACCGCCACCACCACCAAGGGTAAGAAGAGGTGATCCTCTTTCCCAAACTTTCACTACTGATGCACAAGGAGGATTTGTTAAGTCTGTTGATATTTGGATGCAATCAAAAGATTTAAATATCAATTTATTTGTTGAAATTAGAACAGTTGAATTGGGAATCCCAACTGGCATTTTGGTTGATGAGAAAGCTCGTGTAGAGTTGACTCCCTCTCAGGTTGTTACTAGTAATGATGCTGATAATGCAGCATATACTAGAGCAGAATTTGAATGTCCAATTTATTTGGAACCAGATACTGAATATGCAATTGTCCTTCTTGCGCCACAATCCGTAAACTATAACGCATGGATTGCTAGAGTTGGTGAAAAAACAGTTGCAACTTCATCTCTACCAAATGTTGAATCTGTCATCTATTCCAGACAATATACTGGCGGTTCTCTATATAAATCACAAAATGGAACAGTTTGGACTCCAAGTCAGTTTGAAGATTTGAAATTCAGATTAAATAGATGTAATTTTGGAGAATCATCGGGAACTTTATATTTTTATAATCCATCTCTGCAGAAAGATACTTTCTTCTCAGATGAAAATGTTTATAATACAATTACCGATCCAATTAGAACTTTACCAAGAAAATTAATTGTAGGTGTTAATACATCTTCAACTTTATCCAGTGTATTGAGCATTGGAACAAAGGTTGGCGTTGGAAATACCGTACATGGGTTTATTGAAAACCTAGGTGGTCAGGTAACTACTCCGAGTGGTTTATCTATCACTGATGCTGGGTCAAATTATAAAGATGGAACTTATAATAATGTTCCACTGTATTCCCAAACTGGAAATGGGACTGGCGCTACAGCAACAGTAGTAGTTTCCAGCAACGCTGTAAGTTCTGTAACAATTACCAATCAAGGTGATGGTTATATTGCTGGAGATGTTCTTGGAATTACAACTTCAAGTGTTTCAAATACTGGATTTGGGGCGAGGATAACTGTTGCAAGTATCACTGGTGTGAATACATTATACCTAACTGATGTTCAGGGCGAAACATTTAAACCAACAGCATCTACTCCTTTAGTATATTATTCGGGACAAACTGCTATTTCTATGGGATCTACATTTGTACAGAAGAGCGAAGTTTTGAATGCATTCTATGAGGGTAATGTTATTGAAGTATTTGATCATAATCATGCAATGCATTCCGTTTCTAATAAGGTTTCAATTTCAAATGTATTCCCAACAACAATACCTGTAAAAATTGATGCTGATATTTCTGGATCTTCAACACAGATAACTGTTGATAATGTTGGTATATTTACTAGTTTTGAAAATAATCCAGTAAGTGCCGCAAATACAGGATATGCATATGTTGGCAACGAAATTATTGCATATACAAGTACTGGAACAAATACTTTGAATGGTATTACCAGAGGAATCAACAATTCAATTATTAGATCTCACTATACTGGAGGTTTGATCTATAAGTATGAATTAAATAATATTTCTCTTACCAGAATTAATACAACACATAGCATGGGTGATAATGAAACGGCAGTTTTCAATGCAAATACTGCAGATAATTATTATATTTCTATTGATAGAACTGGAAGAGACTCTGGTCTGAATCAGTTAAGTTTTACTGGTGAAAGAGAGGTTGGAGGTTCTAATTGCTCATTATCACAAAATATTCAATATAGTTCTATCACCCCACAATTCAATGTATTTACTCCAGGAAATACATCTATCAGTGCAGAGGTAAGAACAATAACTGGAACGAGTGTTGATGGAACTGAAGTTTCTTTCTTAGATCTAGGATATGAGCCAGTTGAATTAAATATTGAAAATAAACTATCTTCTTCAAGATTGGTTGCTTCACATATAAATGAGCAAGAATATCTTGGCGATCTTCCAAGAAATAAATCATTAACTCTTGCGATCAAGATGAATAACAATGGAAACAAATATATGTCTCCTGTTGTCGATCTTGGGGAACTATCAACTGTTGTTCTTGGTAGAAATAGAGTTAATAAACCATTTGATAATTATGCAAATAATCCTGGAGCAAATCTGATTACTGGTGATCCACATTCTTCGATCTATATTTCTAAGAGGATCAATATCCAAAATCCAGCAACTTCTCTAAAAGTTATACTTGCAGCATATCGTGATGCATCTGCGGACTTTAGAGTATTTTATAGATTATTTAAAGCAGATTCTACTGAAGTTGATCAATCATACCTACCATTCCCAGGATATACAAATCTTACGGATACTGATGGCGATGGTTATGGCGATAGGGTTATCAACCCAGCAAATAATAATGGTCTTGCCGATAAGTTTGTAAGATCAAGTGCTTCGGATGAGTTTATTGATTATCAATTCACTGCAGATGATTTGGATCAATTTAGTGGATTCCAAATTAAAATTGTTATGAGTGGAACTGATGAATCAAAACCAATTAAATTAAGAGATTTGAGGGTTATTGCTCTTGCATAAGATAAAGGTTGAAGGTCATCGTAGTTTATATCGCGACAAAAATACTGGAGCGATTGTAAATTGCGATGACGAAGCATATAAAAATTATATCAAATCTAGAAATTCTAAATTGATTCAAAAGAAAGAAATTCAAGAATTGAGAGATGAAATTGATGAACTTAAAAATATGTTGAAACGGTTCTTAGATAAATAGTTGAAAAGATAAGTATCAAATGTCTGCTGTTTATGTAAACAACCTGGTGATCAATACGGGAACAGACTTTGAGCAGGTTTTTACCCTAGCAAATAGTTCTGGAAATGCCCCATTAAATCTTAGTGGGTATATAGGACAAGCAAAGATGGGGAAACATGCCGACAGTAAAAATAAAATTAATTTTACTGTTGCTATTGATGCCCCCTCTACTGGTATTGTTTCTATTGGATTAACTGCAGGTCAAACTGCCGAGTTAAAAGAGGGTAGATATGTTTATGACCTAGTAATAGATAGTGGCAACAAAAAAACTAGAGTGATTGAGGGTATGGTACTGGTTAGAAAGGGAGTAACCTGATATGGCATATGTACCGGTTACGCTAGGAGATCAAGATACTGTACAGGTTCTAACTGCTTTTGGTGGCGGC